GATAGTTAATGGGAATTAGTGTAACAAAAACGGGACCATATTTCGCTTCAGGTGAGATAAAGTTCAGTCAATTAAGATCTAACTTTAAGGAAACTGGTAGTGGAGAAATTTCTGCTTCTGAACTTTTTAGAAATCTAAATCTCTATGATAGAGATCCTATAACACCAGACGCTACTGAGAATGACCAGATAGCATCTGATCCTTTTCAAATAGCTGTAACTTGGACTAGGGTTTATGGACCTGATTATGTTGCTGGACAAAATTATGTAGAGTTCATGCCCATTAGTAATTCATATCCTAGTGGATCTTTTAATTTTTATTTTGGCGGTGCGTTAGTAGGAACACTTGATATTGCAACTGCAACCAATACTTATATTCAAGTTGGTGCTGTTAGATACGATTCGCATAATTTACTACCAGATTCTTACTCTGTAGTTAATGCTGATGGACATGTTCCTGGTCAAAATTATGTAGAACTTACAGCAGCTAATTCCCAGTATTCTATGGGAACTTTTAAATATTATTGGGGAGGTGTCTTGCAAGGAACACTTGCTATTCAAGGTGCTACTGTTGATTATGTCCAGAATGGTGATTTTAGATATAAAGGTGGAACATTACAATCGGATGGAACTTATTCGATAGAGAGATCTCAAAATATAAATGCTAATTTTTATACAATATCAAAATTACAAGGGGCTCAAGGTTCTCAAACTGGACCTTTTGAATATTCTGGACAAGGTAAAAATCTAAAAGCATCACAATTTAGAAATTCTATTAAGAGATATACTGCTACTCAATCAGGAACGGATCAATTCTTAGATATGGGTCTGAAGAGTGGTTCAGGTGGAATTGATTGGGATGGTACTAATAACTTAGATGCTTCTGGTGTTGGCGGAAACTATGGAAGAAATGTTCAAAAGATAATTAATATAGAAGGAACAGCGTATTCTGATGATCTAGGGACTAATGGTGCTGTTGGTGGTGGAGGTGTAGGTAAAGAGAAAAAAGCTGGTGCTAAGTTAGTTCTACCAAATCCATTAAAAGCAATTAACGCTAGAATACACGTTAAATCTTCTGGTGCAATATTTGGTGCTGGTGGTAAAGGTGGTTTCTTTGATGATACATATAATCACCCAGATCCTGATGCACAATATAGTGATCCAGGTAAAGATGGTGGACCTGCATTATCAGTATCACATGAAGGCGTAGAAAATCCAACTTATATTCATAATGAAGGTGGAAAAATATATGGTGGTGGAGGAGGTGGAGAACAAGGTAAACAAGGTCCTTGGGATGTTGCAAAAGGAATTCAAGGGTGTAACTTAGGAACCACACAGTCGTGTTCTGGTGGATCAACTACTTGTACTACTGGTGGTGGATATGTAGCTGGATATGATGAGGGATGTCATGGTAGTGGTAGTGGTGGAAGTTGTGGACCAGGAGAAATAAGTGCTAGTTTATACATAGCATCTTTCCCTTGCCCCGATGGTAGTGGATATGGAACTATCTCTGCTACTTACTGTTATACACAAACTTGTGTTACAACCCCAGTTGATTGTGTAGATATACAAATAGGAACTGTACAAGACACCACAATGCCAGAGCAAGGTAGAGGTGGTAGAGGTGGTGATGGTGCTGGTGGTGCTTCTGGTTATGGTTATTATCAATCTAGAACTGATGGTCAAAGTGGAACAGCAGACGTAAAAGCAAGTTGTTCTAATGGTGCTGTACCAAGAAATATGAGGAACTCTGATTATGGTGGAGAGGGTTCAAATGGTGGAAATTGGGGTGCTGTTGGTGGATCTAATTTAGGTGTAAGTCCTGCTGCTACTGGATTAACACAAGGACAAGGTGGTGGTAGAGGTGGATCTTCTATTTGTGGAAAGTATTATTTACTACAACCAGGTTATGACACTGCTCCATATATCTACGGACCAACTAAATTGCAGTGTGATGGAACAGAATCACCAGAGATTCCAGTAGGTAATCTTCCAAGTGTTACTGTGAATCCTACAAGTTATGTTAGATTTAATTATGGTGAATTGGATGGAACTGCTACACAAACTTTAAATGTAACTGGAACTATTCAGGTTGAAATACAACGACAGATAATGGAGAGACTGGATCAAGGATCTAATTCAGGTAGTATTGATGGATGGGGTGTTAGGGGTATAAGAATAAAGAGACCTGATGGAAGTATATTATGGGAGAATATTATTAACAATAAGAGACAATCTGAGTATCCAAATGGATTTACGGCTCCTGAAAGTAGTCCACAGACTCCATTCTATCAATCTACTGGTTTAATAACCTTAACCCAAGGAGTATATCCTATTGAATTTATTGAATTGAATGCAGCAAATAAGGCAGGAACGGATACTAATGGATTTGATTATCTGTTAGCTGGTCGTATATTGGAAATGGGTCAAAAACTTATATTCCGTGATGGAAGTGATATTGATAGAAACCAAGTAATTAGATTAAAATCTGCTGGAACTAGTAATCAGTGGGTTCGCTCCTATGATTCTAATAAGCACGATACTTTAAAGGCAGATGGAACCTATGAATTTGTTGCGATTCATTATTATTGGTCACAGTTTATGAGAGACTATGCGGTTTGGGAAAATAATGATGATCCAAAAACGCAAAATGGATCTGAACCTTCTTTTGAAAATGCTTGGTCTTTCAATCCAGGAGTTGACCGTAGTCCATCTCATCCAGATGGAGGTCTTAGACTTAGAGCACAATCTGATAATGATTGTCAATTCTTTATGGATCAATCATTCCCCTTTGCTGAGACTGAAAAATACTGTACTGGTGTTGGTCTATGTCACAGTGGAAATGATGTATTAGATGTGGAAATTCCTTACGGTTTTTCTGATGGACTTGTAGTATCAATGAGGGTTGTATGTCATAATAGACAACCATTAAGTATAACTTGGAATACAATTAATGCTCCAGGATACGTTGCTGGACAAAATTATGTATTGTTCACAACAGCTACTCAACAGTATCCTAGAGGAACTTTTGAATATTATTGGGGTGGTGTTAAAGTAGGAACACTTGATATCGAAGGTTCAAGTATTACTTACATAGAATCTGAGGATGGAAATTATAGATATGATTCTCACACCCAAGTTGATCCAAATCAAAACTTCTATACAATATCAAGATTAGAACGTGATCCTCTAATGAATTGGGCAGAAAACCCTGCTGGTGTTGCATTTAAACTTTATTATAAAGAAAGAGTTGAACAACCAGATGGATCTTTCATATATCAGGATAAGGATGTACTTTATTCTAGTAATTTAGATCAAGCAGAAGGTAGTTTATGGGGTTCTGCTTCTATAACTTATACTGCTAGTGGAGTTAACATAACAGATCCAGTTCAGGGTATAGATGGATTCTCTAGTCCACCTGATGCTGCATATGATATTCCTAATAAGTTAACTGTTGGTTCTGATGAGGTAAGAGCAAGACCAATAAGACCAACAACATACTCAGTTAGAGCTAGAAATAGAGTAGGAAATGCAACTGATAGTACAAATATTTTATAACGGTTGACACTCTTCGAGATTGCTGTTATACTTTTATTATGAAATTTACTCTTGCAATAGGAAACCCTCCTTATGGTGTAGGAGGGAATCTTGCTATAAAGATATTAAATAAAACTTCCGAGATCACAGATGATATTAGGTTTGTATTACCTACATCTATGAGGAAACCTTCTTGTAAGAATAAGATTAAACCATATCTTCATTGTGAAGTTGATGATGATCTAGATGCTGCTACTTTTCCTGGTGGGATAAGTGCAGTAAAACAGTATTGGAAAGTAAAAAACACATCGAGATTTGCAAAAGGGGTGAACGAGATTCCTATGCACAGGGAGCATCCCGATTTTGAATTTCTAGATTACAAAGATAGATTTGAGGCAGATGTTTTTATTGGTGAGTATGGATGTGGTCCTAGTGGTATTGTAAAGACTGAGAATTTTACACACTACGCTAAAGGGCATCACTTTCTAAATGTTAAATCACCAGAAGTTTTGGAGAATCTAGTTAGATTTGCTCCTAAGTTTAGAGAAGTAGCAACAGTAACTAATGGTCGATACCATTTTGGTAAGAATGATTTGATTAGCACTTATATTAAATGTTTAGATGAAAAAGAATAAGCATAATATAGAGACTGGATCTAGTATTGAAAGATCTGATGAAAGAATAAAAGAAACCCAAGAGGTATTCACTCCTCGTGAGTTGGTAGAATTAATGATAGATGAGATTGCTGTTTCGTTATTGAAAGATCCTAGCAGCAAATTTATTGATAATTGTGCTGGTAGTGGCAATTTCTTAATTGGACTAAAGGAACGACTCTGCTTGTATCATAGTGAGAAGCACGTTTTAAATCACATGCTTTACGCAGTAGAATTGCTAGAGGACAACCATAAGGAACTCTGTGGTCGTTTGGGTGTGACAACTCATCATCCGCACTATGTTTGTGCAGATGCCTTAGAATACGACTATAGTTTTGGTGAACCAATAGGAGTGTTGAAATTTTAATTTACATAACTAACTCTGTTAGGATTGTAGGACAGGCTTTATATTTTTTTAAGAACCAGTAGGCGAACTGGCACACCACCTCCACGGGGAGGTTTTTTTATGCTATAATATATTCAACTGAGAAACATTAATGCCATTACGTCCACACCAAACTGATGCTCTGGATGCTATGGCAAACCATTCTAAGGGGCAAATCATAGTACCTACAGGCGGTGGTAAAACTATGTGTATGATTGATGATGCCAAAAGGTTATTCAATACACAAGAGGTTTCAACTATTGTTGTAGTTGCTCCACGCATCCTATTAGCAGAGCAACTATGTTCTGAGTTTTTGGAAACAGGAGAGTTTAATGATGTAAGAGTTATGCACGTTCATAGTGGTGAAACAGAGCATTTCTCTTCAACTAAAGTTGATGATATTAGATACCATAACTTCCTATGCTATGAATCTAATCAGTTAATCTTCACAACATACCATTCATTACATAGAGTACAAGAGAGTAATATTGTAGTGGATACTGTTTATTTCGATGAGGCACACAATAGTGTTAATAGGAACTTCTTCCCTGCTACTAAATTTTTTGGAACTGGAGGTGCTAGTAGGAACTTTTTCTTTACTGCTACTCCTAAGCACAGTCTTACTCCTTTCAAAGCTGGAATGAATGATAGAGAGGTATATGGTGATGTAATCATTAATGTTCCAGCACCTAAGTTGGTTGATGAAGGTTACATACTACCACCTAAAGTTGAGGTATATAAGAGTCGTTTACTTAGAAAAGATGAGATTTATTCTGAAGTAGAATCAGAGCATATGATTGGTGCTATTGATAGATTAGAAGTGGATAAGGTTCTTATCTGTGCTAAATCTACCAAACAGATTATTGGTCTTCTATCTCAATCTGATTTCTGCTATGAGTTATCTGTTCGTGGTTATTCTTGGATGACTATCACATCAAGGACAGGTGCTATTATTAATGGTCAGAAGGTAGGTAGAGATGAGTTCTTTGATACTCTTAATGCGTGGGGTAAGGATGATGAGAAGAAGTTTGTGGTATTGCATCACAGTATATTGGCAGAAGGTATTAATGTAAAGGGATTGGAGGCAGCGTTGTTTATGCGTAATATGGATTACATTACTATCTCTCAAACGATTGGTAGAGTAATTCGTTTAGGTAATGATAAGAAGACACATGGTAAAGTATGTGTTCCTGTGTATAATAATGTAGGAATCTCTACTGCCAGAAAGGTTGAAGCAGTTGTAGATACTGTATTCAATAGAGGTGAAGCTGCCGTTTCAGTTATTACAAGATGAGAGACACAATTCTATATGGTGATTGTAGAGACACACTCAAGCAATTTGATGAGAAGGCGAGGATGTGTGTTACATCACCGCCTTATTATGGTTTAAGAAACTATGGTGATGAAGAGAATCAGATAGGACTGGAACAGAGTCCAGAAGAGTTTATTGAAGAGTT